CTGAGATGACATTCTTTCCATGCCTACGGGCTGCTTCAAGGGCTGATAAGCCCCCCTGTGGCTTGATGGGTGTGTGGTCTCCATGTACTGCAATCCAGTTAGGTGCAATAGGCATAGGATTCTTATGAAAGGTAATCCCGAGCTCATCGAACTTCATGAACTTCTCAAAGCGCAACTCAGGCAAAGCCCCGAATGCTGGGACTTTAGCCATGATGATGTTGTATAGGCGATCTGTGTGATTCGAGCGAATGCAGTCTGTAACGCCCAACTCCCAGAGTAGGTCTACAGCTTCATTGCGATCATCGTCTAGGGTCTGGGCATAAGAGCCCATGCGACCTTCTTCCCACTTAGAAATCTGTGGTAGGTCGATCTCATCGCCAATGGTCACTACTTGGTCTGGCTTAAACTTCTTGATGAAACTAGCAAGGTTACGGGTTGCAACCCTGTCATGGTATGGGACTTGTAAGTCCGAGACTACGACAATTCGCTTAATCGTCATCCTCATCTTCGTAATCGCCGAACTTCTCTGGCTCGACTGGAGTAGGCAAGATCCAATGCGGATAAGATTGAGGCTCAACGATGATTGCTAAAGATAGTTCAACATCAAAGCCCGCCCTGCGCAAAGCCCGATACATCTCCTGCAAGCTGATAGCCCAAGCATCGAGTGCGCTGTAGGTATCTAGATCGATGACCTTCTTCTTTGCCATGAGATAATTGTTACCTCTCTAGGAGTTGAATTACAGTTTCGACACGCGCTTCAAGTCTAGTGATTCGGTCATTCATAGAACTGCCGCCATTTGGTTTCAGCTCTGCCAGGTAGTGCTTTACTAACCATCTCACTGAGCCAATAAATGAACCAATAACGGTCGTAGCAGCAACAGCAAGCGCCGCTATGTCCATCACACTCATTACCTTTTTGGTGTTGCATACCCGAATACGCCTGAAAGAACTGCGAATAGGATTGCTCGGTAGTCGATGTCAAAGTTAGTGGCAGACCATGCAGCAAGGAATGCACCTGCTGCTAAAACGATTGGATTCTTCATTATTCTCCTAGTTTGGCTAGTTCTTCTTGGTGGATCTTGATTGCGTTGTCAAGGATTGCTAAAGCATCGTCAGCAGCTTGTACTGCTTCTGCGTTGTCTCCTGCAACCTGCTTGTTGATTGAGTGCTGGTATGCCTCAGATGCGAACTGCGCGATGCGCTGCTCGAGGATTGACTTCTTCTGATCGTTGCTGAGTAGTGCTGAGTAGTCCATGTTATGCCGCTCCTAGTGTTGTGATCGTGCCTGATGAGCCTCTGTATTTCAGAGCTCCTGATTCTACATAAAGAACGCCACCGCCAGTTAGATTTGCTGTGGGAGCCGTTCCATTAGAAATGTGTATTGTTTTTGCGCTAGAAGTAGCGGTACTTGTGGCTCCCAATAACATATTCCCGCTAGTATCGAATCTTGCTATTTCAGTTGCATTTATCCTAACTTCAAGCCGATGATTTGTTGTAGTGCCAAAAAAAGTACTTCCACTATCTGCGCCCAACTGAATTGCGGTAGTTCCACCATCTGTTAAAGTCAATCGTGGATTACTTCGAGCTATAGAAAAGTTGCCTCCTGAAGTAATACTAACTAAAACTGTTCCCGCACTACTCTGCCACTGTTGTAAATCGGCAGTCTGAGAGGCTGCACCTTTGACAACTACGCCAATGGTTCCAGCAATGCGCTGAGTAAACACCATCGTGTTGCTTACTGTGTCAAGATAGGTTCCAGCATTAGCAGCGTTTGCATAACCTACAGCCGAAAGGAAGGCTCCAGAAGGATTGACTGAGGCGATGACCGTTCCTGCACTATTCTGCCACTGTTGTAAACTGGCGGTTTGAGATGCCGCTCCCTTAGCAACAATCGGAACTACCGTTGCAGCTCCTGCAATAGAGCGAAGCGCATTGCCTCCACCAACTACATCAATTCCAGCATTGGCTGTAATTTGATTGCCAAATGCTCCAGCCGCGGTAATGGAGAATAGAACTGTGCCAGCACTATTTTGTGCCTGAAAGAGATTGGCAGTCTGTGATGCAACACCTCGTGCAACTATTGTAGCAACTGCCACTTGTGGAGAAACAAATAGTATAGGTGAATTATCTGGAATAGTGATTCTGTCTTTTAGTAAACTATCTCCGCTATACCTTGTCTGTAAAATCATCGTGCCTGCGGCAGCCGATGCGCTGCGATACATTTTAATTTGCGCTGAGGGCGCAGCACCTAGATCAAGTGTTGAACCATTTAATGCAATTACTCCATAAACGCTTCCATCTTGAGTAGTTGAAACTGGGTCTAAAGTAATTCCAATACTGCCACCCGTTGAATGACGAAGGCGTAAAGTTCTACCTGTATTGGTATCAGAATAAGTGCTAGATATGGTCTGTGGCTGCGTAAAAGTATTAGCTGCATTGAGTAATGGGATTGTTGTCCATTGAGTGTTGTAATCTGTTGAGTTGATCTTGGTAAGAGCTTGTCCAGCAGTGCCGCCAACGACTACTCCTGCGCCAGTTGCTCCTGTAGCGCCAGTTGCACCTGTAGCGCCAGTTGCACCTGTAGCGCCAGTAGGGCCCTGTGGGCCTTGTGGGCCATCGCTTGCCACTTGAACAATAGTGACATCCTCTGTAACAGTTAAGTTTGTTACATCTTGGATGATTTCAATAACATCGCTCATCGAGTTACCTGTGGGCTTACGCTGATTTTACCTTGAACCAAGCGAGTGACTATTCCCCCTGCACTTGTAATCTCAAGATCATAGACATAGTTTCCAGCAGCAATAGCCCCAGTCTGTGCAGCTGTAGCAGTCACAGCTATAGTGCCAGTTGCAGCAGTGATGGTGATGCCACCGCTTGGAGATGTCAGAGACAGGTCAGTTGTCGAGTCTGCATAGGTATCACGAATCTGCAACCCTGCTGTGTAGCCAGTCAAGTTAATGGGTGTACCCGCTGCATCCTTGTACACGAAAGTAACAAACCAGTTAGCCCCTTGGTCAATCACAAAGTTATTAGTTGCCGCTGTCATTTGATGCTCCTAACATAGGTATCTGAAAAAAAGCCCCATCATTGTCAGCCGCTTTCTTAAAGCTGAAATGAGCGTGTTTCGTGTGCTTGTTAATTCCTTTGTATGTTCGCCATTTCCATCGAAGGATGGGTGAGCAGATTCTTCCGTTGAAAATAATGTAGGCAACTCTCTTCTCAACGCCTGACTTGCATAGGAGTCGAACCTGATCAACAAGGTCTGGCATGAGCTCTGGCTTTCGTTTTCCTGATAGATCAGCATCGATGTCGATAGCCCGAACCCAGCCTTGTGCATCTGGATTATGGTCAGACTTACGCGAAGCGTGTCGGAGATCACCGATCCACCCATCGCTATCGCGCAGACGGCTTGGGTAGGTATCATCAAACTGTTCCCTTAATTGGATCGCAGCTTTAGAGAGTCTTGGCTTCATTAGATCGTTGCAACCGTTACCCAAGCAGTACCGTTGTAGATCTCGAACTTGTTTGTGTCCTTGAGATAAGAGCACATGCCTTCAGCTAGGACACCGCTCAAAGCAGTAGTGCGAGCAGTAGAAGATGCAAAGACCATAACTGTCTGCTCCACGATGTAAGTATTTACATCCGATGCGCTAAGGACGTTACCTGCGCTGTAATTCTTGTAACCTGCTCCAGCCATTATCTTCTCCTAGTTTCGTGTATATAGTATAAAGGCTATTTTAGTAAGTTGTGTTAATTAGCGGTTCCATGGTGGTATAAGTCGTGATCCATGTGGTAGGGGTAATATCGTGGGCTATGCCTTGGCATTGTAGAACTCGCTGGATCATAGAATCCTGCTGGGTGATGTTGGTAATGTCCATAACCGAGAAGTAATCGATAACAAGGATGTTGACAGTCGCCCAATCAAAACTCAGCATATCCACAGTAATGGCATCAATGCGGATGTCATTGTCTTTGTGCGCTTCAACATAGGCTGTGGCTAGGTCTAAGGCTTCTGCATCTGTCTGCATGATTAGATTGCTCTGAGTATATGAATGTAGGAAATACTCATCAATAGAGGCTGAATCGCTGTAGGTTTGCGCTGTACCGCCTGCGCGGGTAATTGTTGCTGAGTTATAAACTAGCTTGTCATCAAAGGCAAACTTGATGTTTTGATAAGGTGAACCATAGATGAGCGGGTCATTGCTAAAATACCATGTGCTCGTGCCGGGGGCATAGACATAGCCTCTATCACAGAAAATTGCATTACCTTCTGGATTGATAAAGAACGCGCCATATTCACTAATCTCAGCAAGGCGGATTGCGGTCAGGGCTGAGCGGCTAGTTCCATCATCTGCTTGGACTGTGGTTAAACCTGCGCTACTGCCACGATACTCACGCATATCAGCAGGAAACCCAATCTCGTCGAGTATCTGCCAGATACGTTCACCTGTAGCATCTCCCGCTGCTGCGCCTGTTACTGTGGTAATGGCTGAGGTGTTAAACAGCTTGAACGCATCAAAGGCTGTGATGGTCACATAGCCTGTTTCCTGACCCTGTGGGAAGGTGTAGCGGTAGTCTGAGATATAACCTGTAAATAGGTAATTGACTCCATAACCAATGTCATGGCTAATGCGTAGCTTGCGCCCTGTGGTCACATAGCCATAGATAGGTGAGTCAATGTTCTGAGGGTTAAAGTCTCCGTCTGGGTCAAGGATGCGGACAGTTGCCTGACCTGCATTGTAGGCATCCTGCAAGATGTCTCGACCGCGGCGAATGTTGATGTTTGTGGTGCGGGCTGTGTAATCGATAGTAAGAGCAGAATCGGATGCAAGCTCGTTATAGTCCAAGCGACCAAAGACAGGGTCGTCTAATGTGAATGGAATGACAAAAGCAGGACCAGCCTCAAAGTTAATTGAAACGTTGATCCCTGCTAAGACTTCTGCTGAGGTTGTCATACTGCCGTTAGACCTGCCTGTCGAGTGTAGCCAACTGCTGAGCCTGACTGATTAGAGCTAGCGATTGCATCGTTAATAGTTTGAGCAAGATCGTTTTCTGCAATGACTGAACCAGCCACATTGACGATGACAGTTCCGCCGCCTGTTTGAGCTGCGCCTTGTGCAGCATAACGAGCACCTGACAAGGCTTCGGGTACAGGCACACCGGAGGCAACACCTTGAGCAAAAGATGTCATAGCGATTGGATTGCTAAGAGAAACTCCTGTTAATTTACTCACTTCGGAAATTAAAGACTGCACATTGGTAGCAGCTTTGATAGCACCTGAATTAAAGGTAGCAAAAGGATCTGCCACCTTTAAAGCATCGCGTAGTTCAATAGTTTTCTTCTGAGCCTCATCCAGCAACTTTGTGTACTTCTCAATGTTGCTAATGTTTTGTTCTTCGATTGCCTGCATGAGAAGTAAGCGAGTGCGATCTTCATCGGAAATCTTACCCTTGAGGGCTGCTTCGATCTGGATCTTCTGTAGGTCAAAGATCGCCTTTGCCTTATTCAGTTTGACTTGATCCTTTTGAGACTTCAATAAAGCATTTTGTGCTTTAAGAAGTTCGGCTGCGCGCCTTTTGGCATCAGCCTCTGCCTTCTGTCTAGCTGCTAAATCTGCTCTCTGTGTATCTTGACCTAAGACCGACATAGAACGATTGCCAAAACCGCCAGCGATTGCGCCGTCTTTTAGAGCATAATACTGTTGTAAGTATTCTCCAGCTTTTAATCCAACTGTAACATCGATCAAGCCAGCGATTGCGCTTGAGAGTGTATCAATTTTTCTAATGGTGTCATCTACAGTCTTACCACCTGACACAGCAGTCAGAGCATCTAATAATGACTTACCAATCTTTTCGCTTGCTTGCTCAGAAGCAATAGATAACTTGTTGAGTGAGCCCACATAAGAGTTAGCAGCACTTGTTGCTTGGCCTGCGAATAGGACTTGAAGTCGCTTTTGAACTTCCTCAAAGTTTGTTGATTTTAACTCAGCCTGAGTAAGACCTAGATTGAGTGATCTTAAACCTTTGAAATTGCCAACGTAAGCCTGTGATAATTTTTCAGATGTGCTGGCTAAATCTTGCCCGCTACCTGCTGCAACATCCATAGCCAAGTTTAATAATTCTTGACTCTTTTCAATCGATCCTGTGACCTGTAACAATTTCAACATTGCTGGCTGTAATTGGTCTCGATTGATGCCTGTGGCTCGTTCTACCTTGTCGATGTAAATATCTAAATCTTTTGATGCAAAAGCCAAGCCTAAGTTTTTAACAGCATTGGTTAATTGCACAGCTTCTAGTTGAGAGTCAGCAAAAGCCTTGACAGCGTTTTGGCTGTAACGAGCTAGAGCAGCGGCTCCGAAAGTAACACCAAAAGCCCCAGCAAGCCTCTTAACTTGACTAGTCAGCATCGTGACTTGTTTGTCGGCCTTCTTGAACTCTTGTTTTCCTGTGAACTCTGCCGCGATATTGATATTCACATTACTCATGCGGCTCTCCTTACATCAACAATCGCTGTGCGATCATTAAACTTCTTGGTGGTTTTCTCAACAGATTTAAACACTGCTGCATTGGCTCGACCTTGAGTCTTATCCCATGCTCTAAAGATTAAACGACCCATCATGCGATGATCGCCTTTTTTGTTAGGACCATACAACTGCCCTAAATTAGAAATGAACTGATTGCCCGCGTAAGGGTTGTTAGATCGAGAGACACCCTTAGATGCGCCGCCGCCTTTAGGACCAACCCAATCTTGTCCTTGACCATTCTTACGACCAGCAGTCTCAAAGATTGCACCTTGCATGGACTTATTCTGAATTCGTACAGTGTTAACGAAGCCTGCTCGATTAGGCTTGGAAGGGGTTGTCTTGTAGATAATACCCCTGCGAATCTCAGCCGAATCGTACTTAGGGAATCGAGCACCCTTAGATGTCTCGCGCTTAGTCCAGCCAGACATGGGTGAAGTAAGTGGCACATAAGAACGAGCTTCATTGACGATTGGCTTTAAGACTGCGCCTAATTCTTTTGTCAATTCTTTGGCTAGATCAGGTGCATATTTGTTAAGGGCTTTACGAAGTGCGACCGCGCCTACTACCTCTGTTGGCATCGCTCACCTCTTTCGCTTCGTCTTTGAGCCCTTGCAATAATGCTTCGAGCATAACCTTGTCTAAATCCAATAACTGCTGTGGCGCGATTCCCAATCTAATGCTTAGCCTAGCGATTAGATAGGTGAACGGAAGATCGCGCTTTAAGCTAAAGGGTCTGAGTCTAGAACCTCAACGCTTCTAAGCGTTTCGATAAACTCAAGCCCGAAAGGCTTAACAGTTTCACCTGACCTGCGTGTTACTTCCCATGCTAACCAATAGACATCGCTCTGCTTCTCTTCATCGCGAAACGCCTTGTGGAAACCCTTTTTAGCGTATAACTCAAATGCGTACTCCACTGCTGGAGTGATCTCGCCTTCTAATACGCTTCCATCTTGTCGTACTATCTTTAGTCTTGCCATGGTTTGCCCCTTTGTTTAGTTTCTTAGAATGTGCCAGTTGTGGCTACTGCAACAGTTGAGTTAGCAGTAAATGTGATTGACTGTGTACCAATATCGCCAACAGCACCATTGATGTCTGTTGTGTTATTGACTAGCAAAGAAACAGTGTAAAGAGGGTTAGTCGCTGAGACTGCTGTTCCCTTTGTCTGTAGGAATACACATGTGACTGTTGTTCCCCATGCTGCCTGAAGTGTTGCCAAGACATTTGTTGCCGCTGTGTCGTTAAGGAAGTCGATTGTCACTGTTGATGACTCTAGACCCTTAACAAACTTGTGTGCTGTGTCACCCATTGCGGTAACTTCTAGCTCATCGAATACGCGGTTGATTGTTACTGCTGTGACATGGTCTGAAAGATCGACAGAGTTAATCTTCACACCTACATTGTTATTTAGAAATACAGCCATGAGATTATTCCTCGTCCTTCTTAGTAGTTGCTGGCTTTG